CGACGATCGCGGCGGCCCCGCCGGCGGGGAGGGCGATGGTCAGGCGATGGGTTTGCGGGTCATAGGCCAGGCGCGCGCCGTCATCGAATTCGATCGCCGCGCCAGGGCCGCGACCGATATGCGGCCGTGCGTCGCTGGCCAGGCCACCGATGACCAGGCCGCGCGCCGCATCGCCCTCAGGCGCGAGGACCAGGACCTGTTCCCCGATCGCGGGCGGAAGCCAGATCCGCGCGGCGCCCATGCGGGGGGAGAGGAAGGGGATATCGCCGGTGGTCAGATCGTCCGCGAAGGCGACGGTGCAGGTGCCCGCGTCATGGTCGACCGACGCGACCAGCCCTTCGCGCAGGAGATCGCCCACGAGGCGTTGGATATCGGCGGGATCGGCCATGACCGCGACCATGCGCCCCGCGCCAATGTTGGCGAGCCCCGCCTCTTGTAGAGAGGGTCTCTACAAGAGGCGGACGGATTCAGGCCAGGCGGGCGCGGTTGTAGCGCTCTTCGTCCTGATGCAGCTTGAGCGGATCGAGCGCCGTCTGTCCGGGCCATTTGGTGAAGGTGCGGCTGAAGCGCGGGAATATCGCGTTGGCTGCGCCATATCCCGCCATGCCGTTGAAATACATCGGACGGTTATTTTCCACCCAGGCGCTGGGCTTGCGATGCGCGACGGCCGCGCCGATCTCGACCCCGTCGCAGAACAGGCGCGAGGTGGCGGTATCGGCGGTCGTGTCGAACGCTAGGTGATGACCGATGTGCACCAGCGTCCCCACCGCGCGGGCCGGGGCGCGGACGCCGGTTGTCCATTCGACCACCTCGCGCGTGGCGTGATCGATGGCGAGTCCATAGTCGATGTCGATGCCCGAACCCCGACCGAGCAACCCTTGCTGATACTGGACCGGCTCGGCCGCCATGAAGAACCAGAGGTCGATATAGAAGTCGCGGAACGCTTCGCTCTTGGGGTTCATGACCTTGCCGTCGTCGATGCCGGCTTTGGCCAGGACATAGACCGTCGCACCGTTGCGCGACCCGCCGCGATAGCCGCGTGCATCGGCGGGCCACGGGTCACCGCCGCCCTCGACCAGGCGCAGCGATACCGCCAGGTCGCGCCCCAGGACCGGGGATTTGTTGAGCGCCAGATTGGCGAAACTCAGGACCGGTTGCGCCGCGCCCGCGACGGGGAGCGCTCCGCCCCATTGGACGGACGTGCGCCAGTCGTGACAGAAATCGGTCGTTCCTTTCGCCTGAGCGGCGGGATCGTCGCAGAAAAGGGGGGCGAGGTTATCGGCCGCCGCATAGGCGAGGCGGGTGACTTGGGTGGTGTCTGCCATGATGGTTCCTTACAGCGAGAGCGACTGGAGGCCGCGAAGCACGAGGGGAGCGAAGGCCGCGCCGATATAGTCGTGACCGACCTGGGGCGGGTGGGCCTGATCGCCGGCGATCCATTCCACTGTCGCATCGGGCACGACCATCATCGCGGTCGGGGCCCGCGTTTCGACGAAGAAGGATCGCTTACCCTGCGGGTCCTCGGCCGCACACACGGCGTCGAAACCAGCGCGCACGGCGGCCGATTGTGCATCGGATGGCGCGTTGCCAGGCGCGCGCAGGATACCGGTCTGCACCATCACGGCATCGCCGGGCAGGCGTGCGAAAGCTTCGGTCCAATAGGCGGTAACGGCGGCCTGGATCTCCGCCTCGCTCCGACCCGCATCATTGATGCTGGCCTGGGTCAAAAAGATCAGCGGCTGATGCGCCGGGGGCAGGTTCGCGGCGATCTCGCCAAGGCGCTGACCATACCGGACATCGCCGTTGATGAAGCCAGTTCCGCCCATCGTGTTGAGCCACACGTCCTCGATGCCGAGCATGTCCGCCATGCGGTGGGCCCACACCCCTTGCGGGTAATCGGGAAAGACCTGGCCATAGCTGTCCTGCATGACCATGAGGCGCGGCCCGGCGACTGGCCAGGGCCGCACGGTGCTGCCCTTCGGGACCCGCAGGTCGGCAAACTGGACCAGGCCGGCGCCCATGCAGATCTCGATGCGACGCATGCGGCGGGTTGTATGACCGATGAAACCATCGGCACCGCTGAGCTTGATGGTCGCACCCGTACCGGTGCCCCCCGTGGCGGCGACCGCGTCGGACGAAAGCGCGGTCAGCGTTCCCCAGGCTTTCACCCGCAGGCCCGAGGCGCGGAGCGCGCCATCGGCGTTGACCGAGGTGACTTCCAAGCGCAGCGGATCGCCCGCGGTGCCCGCGACGGTCAGAACGTCGCCTTCCGCATAGCCCGATCCCCCCGCCGTCACCGTGTAGGTCGGGCGGATGGTGCGGGTGTCTGCACCGAAGTCGATGCACATGATCGGCCAATCGTCCTCGCCATCGCCGAGGTCGAGGGTTCGCGATAGGGACACGGGTTGGCCATCGACCAGCACCCGGGCCTGTCCCGTGTAGCCGTACCGCACATCGATACGCGGGGCGTCGGTGACGAAGCGGATGGAAAAGTGGGGCGCGTAGATCGACCCGTCCGCCGCCTTGATCCACCCGCCCGCCACCATTTCGTTGTTGGGATAGTCGCTGTTGCGATGGACCAGCGGAAGGGATGCGGTCAGGCGGGGATCGTCATAGCGCAGGATCTCGGCGGACGCGGCGGGGGTCAGCGGTTTGGTTAATGTCCGCCGAACCACCTTCGGCGGATTGGGGTGGAGGGCGGCCGCATCGCGCAGACGAAGTCCACGCAGCTCGGCGATCTTCGCTGCCCAAGCGGCATTGCCGCCACCCGTTTCGACATCCTGCGCAGGGTAGTTGCCGAACAGCACATGCTTGCCGCGCACGACGCGGCCGTTGACGTCGACGGTGCAGGTGATCCAGCCGCCCTTGCGCGCGATCGTCTCGACGCCTTCGCCTCCGCCCTCCAGCACGAGAATGCGCCTTTCCAGAGCAGAGCGCCCGCCGTCATAATTGCTGAGGACCGGGTGATAGCCCGACACGACGCGGTTGTTGCTGTCGACCACCACTTCCTGCCAGCCGGCACGAACCGGTTCGATGCCGATCGCCACCACCAGGCGCGCCACGGCGCCATCGACCAAGCCCCCGATGCGGGCCGCCTTGGTCGCGCCATCGGCCCCGACCACCGGGACGAGTTCGGTCCCTGCGGGGTTGGCGAGTTGGGGGAGTTCGGAGATCTTGGCCATCGCGGATCCTTATCGACCGACCGCGATCCAGCGGATCGCGTCGATATTGGCGCTGTCGCTCGCCTGTTTCTGAACGAAGGCGGTGAAGGTGGCGGCGGAGAGGGCGCGCTCCTGGACGTAGCTGTCGCACTCAATCCGGCCACTGGTGTTGATCGCGATCCCGACCGCGATCAGGCAAGCATTGGGAAATGGGGTCGCGAAATTGATGGCGACGGAGCCTTCCCCGTGCGGCCCCTGGGTCACGCCGGTCTTGACGAAGACGCCGGGCGTCATCTGGAATTCGCCATTGGTCGCGATCGTCCCCGCCAGCGCCGCCAGCCCGGCCGGGGTGATCGCGACATCGCCGCGCGTTCCCGCCCGCACCTCGGCACCGCTGGCGGCGTCGACCGTCAAGGTGCGATTGGCGGTCAGGTCGCCACCGCCCTTGACCAGGCCGGAACCATAGATGGTTCGCGCGGTGAGTCCTGCCAGCGCCTGGCTAACGGCGTCGATCGCGGCGGTGATCATCGCCTTGACCACCGCGCCAGTGGTCACGCGGGTCGTATCGCCGGCGTCGGCTTCCGCCAGCGTGGCCAGCTCGACGACGCCTTTCCGTGCCTCGGTGCCCGGCGGGTTGAGGAAGTTGGTCGAGCCGAAGGTAATGTTTTCGACGCCGGCGACCGGGAACGCGATATCGATCGCCAGCGCCAGCATCGAGCCGACCGACTTCTCCGCGATCGGCGTCGGCTGCGCATAGACCGCAAACAGGGTCCCGTCCGCCAGGAACAGCCCGAACCCGCGCACCGAATAGGTCACCGCCTCATCATCGGTGACGGTCATGTGAACGATGTTCTGCGCCTCGACCGAGCCCGACACGGTCGCCAGCCGCTTGAATTCACCGGGCAGTGCGGTGAGCGTCGGGGCGGCGACGAAGTTGGTCGCGGTCAGCCCGACGCGGGCGATGGTCAGATCGATATCGTCGCTCGCTTGCGCGGCGGTGAAGCGACCGAGCCCGGCCGTGGTCATGGTGAGTTTGAGCGCGGTCATAGGCGGGTGTCCAGAAAGGTGCCGTCGTTGGACTGGAGCGGTTCGCCATCCTCGGTCTGAAGATAGGCGATCCAGTCGGGCGACTGGTCGATCACCAGGTCGGCATCGTTGCGGGTGTAAGCGACGGCACGGGCGACGCCGGTGATCCCGATCGCGCCGGACGTTCGGATCTCCTGGACCAGCCGCATATGTTCGCGCAGCGGCTTCACGCGCGCGATCTCCCGAATGATCGCATCCGCGAAGGCCGCCGATGTGCGGCGCCCGCCGGGGGCGGTGCCATCGGGCAACACCATCGGCACGATCACGTCAAAGGTATGGGCCGGGCGCCGCGGATTGGCCTGATGCCATTCGATCAGGCGCGCGAGCTGGTCGAAGCGGGACAGAACATCTTCGACCGAGGCACGGGTCCCCTTTTTACGATGCATGGCGATCGATCCGGCTATGGCCGTCCGCTTGTCCGCCTCCGACCAGTCGGCATCCCAGGCGTCGACCGATTCTCCGTAAGCGAGCCATGGGAGCAGGAATGCCGGCGCGGTCATCGGATCGGCGACGGCGTCCGCCAGTGCGGCCGCATCGACCGGAGGTGGCATCGTAACGCCCGCCTCCAACGCCCGCTCCAGCGGCGTCGCGTTCGGAGGTAGGAGGCTATTCGTCATAGCCGGCATGGGTCACGGAGATGGCGGTGCAGCGCGCGGCCTGGGTCGGACCGCACACGATTTCGGCAATGGGCGCGTCGAGCACGACCCGTTGCACGCCCTCCACCGTCAGCGCGGCGGACAGACCCGATAGGGTGATGTTGCGCCCCAGCTTTCGCGAGCGCGACAGATAGGCATTCAGGCTGGCCAGGGCGGTAGCGAGGACCAGTGCCGCATCGGGGCCCGCAAAGGTCCAGATCCGGGCCGTCACGACGAAGGGGACCAAGCCGGCGCTGGCGACGGTGACCAGGTCACCAAGCGGCCGGATCTGCGGATCCGTGACGATCGCGCGAACGGCCGCCAGGAGATCCGCCGAGGCGGAGCCGTCGCCGTCACGAGAAAGAATGGAGATCAGCACTTCCCCCGGCGCCGGGGAAGTCGCGCTGGCGTCCAGCACCTGCGCGCTCGCATCCTTGGCGTGCGCGACGTAAGCCAGTTCGGGCCCGGCCGCCGCGAACTTCTCCGGACCCAGAACGATGCGGGCGCGCAGATCATCGTCGGCTTCCATGACGGCGGGGGCACCGGTTGCGTCGTTGGCGGCGATCAACGTCAGACGCGCCACGCCGATCGCCGCGCCGATATGATCGAGCGTCGCACCGGTCGCATAGGCGACCAGGCGTGCGACCAGGCGTTCGTTGAAATCCTGTTGGTCGAGCATCTGGACATAGGCGGCGACCTGAAGGACCTTGACCGCCGGGTCGCTGTCCACGGTCGCGTCGAAGCTGGGCAGGATCGCCTGGACACGCGCGATCATCCTGGCGAGGATCGTGTCATAGTCGACGGGCGCGATGATGATCGGGCGGTCCAGGCGCGACAGATCGACGGTGGTGGAGGAGTTGGCGGCCATCGCCGCCCATGTCGGGTGCGCCGCCATGGGGTGGCGAGCCCGCGCTCTTGTAGAGACCCTCTCTACAAGATCAGCCGCCCGCGACGTGATCGAGCAGCATGTCGATCGCCATCGCGCGTTCGCGTTCGGTCAGTCCGACGAGCCCGCGCTGTGCGTAGCGGATCTGGCGTCCCCCCTGTTTCGGTGCATCCATCTTGCCGAGCTGGTGAACCTCGGCGACCAGCGAGGCGCGGCCGGTGAAACCGATCCATGCCTCGCTATCGGTCGCATCGGCGCGCAGGAAGCGGCCCGAGCGCAGCTTGCGGAACATCGCCTGGCGGCGGATATTGCCGCGCCGGCGGAATTTGCCGGCGCCCTTGTTCTGATCCTCGGGTTCGACGGGGAGCCAGCGATCCACCTTGTCCCAGAAAAAGGAGCGGATCGCGCCGGCCTCGGCATCGAAACCGGTGATGAGGGGGCCCTGGCGGACCCATGATTTCATGAAGACCAGGCGGGGATTGGCGTCCCCCTTGGGATAGAGAAACTTCACCGCATAATTGCCGGGACGCTGTTCGCGGCGCGGACGGCGGGGCGTGTAGCGCGATCCGTCGGGGTTCTCCTGACGGCCGATCCGCTCCGACTGAGTCGCGCGCAGGGCGCGGGCCATCTTGCGCAGGAGCGAGCGACGTTCGGCGCTCGACAGGCTGCGCAGGAGATTACCCGCCAGTTGTTCGATCGGCGCGAAATCGTCGCTCATGGGCGGGAGGCGGCGATCGTCGTCGTGCCGGCGACCAGGTCCTCCGCCAGTCCTTCCCATAGCCGGGCGCCCTCGGCGCCGGCAAAGATGTCGGGCGGGAGCAGATCCGCGAGATGTTCGGTGGTGACGCCGCCCTCGACCCGTTCGACCTTGACGCGCTCGGTCAGCTCGATCGTGATCGACAGGTCGTGGAGATCCTTGGCCAGCCATTCGCTTTCGAAGGCGAAGGGCTGGCTGTCCTGGCGCTGGAGCAGCTCGGGCTGGTTGTCCGCGATCCAGGCCAGGATGGGGACGATCACCTCGTCCTGGTCGCCGGCATAGTCCTCGACCACCAGGTTGACCGAGCAGCGATATTCGAAGGAGAGATTACCGGCGCGGGCGATGATCTGCCCGCGATCGACGAAGATCGCGAGCTTGGACGGATCCGCCGCCAGCGCCGGCACGGCGCGGACGAGCAGATCGCGCAGCGAGTCGACCTTCCTCATGGGACCTCCAGATCGTCGACAGTGACGACATCGATCGCGCTGCGGTTCGCGTCGAGATAGGCGAGGAGCTGGTCGAAGGCGGGGCGCCAGTTCGACATGGAACCGCTCAGTCCGTCGTGGAACACCAGGAAGCCGACGCCCTTTTGCGCCATCGCGCGATCGACATGGTTTTTCCAATAGGTGGTATAGATCGCGGCGCTATTGCCCCATTGGAATTCCCCGGCTCCCATGGCACGGATCCGCATCGGATCGCCCCAGGGATAGGTTTCGATGATGGAGAATTCACCGAAATAATAGGCGCGGACCGACCGGTAATTGCGAAACATCGGATAGGTCAGCATGTTGGTCGCGCCAACATTGCCGAAATAGGAGCCATGCGACCCGCCGCTGAGCCCCAGGCCATTTTGCCAGTTGCGCAGCTTGGCGGTCTCGGCGGTTCGCTGATCGGCACTCATCAGCTCCAGGCCGCCGGGCCCGGTGTTATTTTCCGTGCTGTAGGCCTGGCTGGCGATCTGCCACCCAAGATTGTCGTGCAGCGTCTTGATCTGCGAGGTAGGCAGCTTGCCGGTGCGGTTGGCGTCGATCGCTGGCGACAGGTAAAGGACGCCCCGGAAACCATAACGCGCCATGGCGCGCGACGCGTAGTTGATCGTCGCCGGATACTGATCGTCGAAGCCGATAATGAACTTGGCTTTGTTGAGCGTATTGGCGACCAGCTCGATATTGCCGACCGCGATCGTGATGGGAGAGGATGTGTTGGCCTGCATCGTCACCATCGCCCAGGTGACGGCGGACAGGTTGGCGCCGTTGCCGACCGCCACGAACTGGCTGACCGGGACGGTGAAGGAGCCCCAGCGCTGTTCCTTGTCCTTCTGCCCCTCTCGGATCAGGCCGGAGAAGTTGTACTCGTGGTAATTGGCGCCAGGGGAAGACGGGTTCCCCTCCGAATAGAGGCGGACCTTGTAGCTATCGAGGCGAGGGTCGACGGACGCGATCGGCTTCGTCCAGATGCGGACATTCTGCCCCGTCGCGATTACCGGGTTAGCGAGCGTCGCGATCGGGCGGAGCTGGCGTGCGTTGAACGATGCGAGGGTAATGGTCAGCCGTGTATCGCCATAGAGCGGATCCGCTGCCACATCGCTGGCTTCGGACGGTGCGCCGTTGAGCCGCGCGACCTGGTCGAACGACGCCAGCACCGCGATCGGGGCCGCGACGCGGTAGCGCTGATAGGCCCGACCGCCCACGGCGGGGCCCTTGTCGCCGTCCGCCGGCTGGCCTGGCCATTCGGGGCTCGGCAGCGCGGCGCCGGGCGCGGGGGGCGGGACGATGATCTGAGCATCGGCCGGGACGGCCATCAGGAGCGCGGTCAGCGCGGCGATCACCTTACGCATTGGGGACCCTCGACAAAATGACATTGGCGCCGGTGGTGTTGGTGAGGACGACATCGACCAACGTTCCGGCCGCGAATTGGAGGGACGTACCGCCGCCCGCATCGGCACCGCCCTTGGTGAGGAGCTGGATCATGTTACCGGCGGGATCGCGGTAGCGCAGTGCGATCTGGCCATAGCTGGCGCAGGCCTGCGCCAGCACATAATTGCCGCCGAAGAGCGTGACGGGGGCACTGGCAACGTTGTTGCTGGCCAGCGCGAACTGCTCCTGGCGACGATCGCCGGTCGCGTCGAAGATCGCGCGGCGTCGTTCGATGGTGGACGCGGTCATGGTTTCTCCTTTGCCGGGCAGGACCCCGGCGCGACCCAGTTGGCCAGGCGGTCGAGCCGGTCAGCATTGACGCCGGCCGCGCGCGCCAAACCGATCAGGCCCCGGCGCCAGGGGGCGGGGATGGTCGCGAGCAGCGCGGGATCCTCGACAAGGGCGGTGGGGCGTTCGGCGCAGGCGAGCAGATCGGCGGACGGGCGGGGCGGTTCGACGGCGACCGCGACCGGCGCCGGTGGGACCAGGTCAGTGTGCCGGGCGGCGCAGGCCGGCAAGATCGTTAAGAGCAGCGATCCAGTCAGGACCAACATGGTTGGTCGCGTCGGCATCCGCATTGGCTTTCTCCATTCGGGTTTCAGCGGCCCGCGCGCGGGCGATGGCATCGCGCGCCGCGCGGGCGTCCGCCTCGGCGCGCGCGGCCTGTTTCTCGATCGCGTCGGACAGGAGGCGGGCTGTTTCGCGATCGATCGCCTCGCGATCGGTCCGGAGCTGGCGGGCGCGCTGCGCGCAGGCCGTGCCGGGGCCGCGCATATGCTTCTCGGTCCAGTCGACACCAACGGCGCTACACACCAGCTCGGCGCGGCGGACCGCGTCGTCGCGGTCGCGCTCGGCATGGCGGGCCTGGACATATTGCCAGGCCCCGACGCAGACGACAGCCAAGAGCAGGATGAAGCTCGCTTCGGCTTTGAGGCCGCCAAAGAGCTTGCGGAGCCAGATCATCGGGGTTCCTTTCCGGTCAGCATCATCGCCTCCAGCCGGACCGCACGGTCCCCCACCTGGCGGTGCCAGAGTGAGGACCGCATCCCGGCGACGGCACCCTGCCAGTCGCCGCGCTGGATCTTCGGCAGCGTATTGACGAAGGCGCGCAGACCCTTGCCCTTCCGCGTTTTCGACGGAGGCCAGCCGATCCCCATGTTGAAACACATATTCAGCATGACGCGCTGGCGGACGGGGTCGAGCCGGCGCCACCAGGGGAGATGGCGATCGAGATCCGCTTCGCTGCGGACAATGTCATTGGCGAACAGGGCGTCGGACTGCGCCTGGGTGATGCCGCGCGCGATGCAGCTCGACACGGTGATGCCGAGCGCGGCGGTTTCCTCCGCCGTGATGCCGACCGTTTCCAGGTTGCGGCCCTTGCCGATCGTCAGGAACCCTTGCGAGCAGTGGTAAGCGATCAGCTTGTCACCTTCATCGCGCGCGATCTCGCGCGCCAGGCGGGCGCGGTCGTAGGTCATTTCGCCTCCTTCTTGCCGAGCAGGCGGTCGATCAGGACCAGGAGGAGCGGCGCGCGCTCGACGATACCGGCGATCAGGGCGGGCGTGGCCTTGAAGGCGGTCATGCCAACGACGAAGCCGACCGCCTGGAGGAGATAATCGTCCCAGCCGGTCAGGCTGTGCGCCAGGTTGCGCGCGAAATAGCTGACGGTGATGCCGACCATCATTTGCGTGATGCGCCGCGACCAGGTCAGCCCCTCTTCATAGACCAGGCTGACCGCCGCGCCGAGCGCGCCGGGGACCAGCGCGATCAGGAAGGCGAGGACCGCGTCCAGGAGATCGTGGAGAAATTTGGGCATCGGGATCAGGTCCAGAGTTGCACGACATCGCGCACGCGGTTGGCGGGCGGGGTGTCGGGGAGGATGACGGGGGTTCCGATCGGCAGGACGGGCCCCAGCCTGGCCAGGCCGGGATTGGCCTGAAGCACGGCGGGGAGATCGTCGGGACCGAGGCCGCGTTCGCGCCAGATCAGCGCGTCGAGCGTGTCGCCGGCGCGGGCGCGAACCGTGTCCATCAGATCAGTTCGACGGTCATGCGACCGACGCCGAGGATCTCGCGCACCGCATGGACCGAATCGCGGCGCAACTCGGCGACGGTCGGGTCGAGCTGATCGGCGGAACGTTCACCGCGACCAGTCAGGTCGACATCGACGAAGCGCTCGACGATCTCCGCCTTGGCGGCGGTGAAGACGGCGCGGCGATAGAGTGTGGTCAGCTCCGACACGCCGTCGACCTTGTCAGCGGGAACCAGGTCGAGCGTCGCGAAGCCCGCCGCGACCTGGTCCAGGCGCCAGTCCTTCAGGTCGCGACCGACGCGGATGATCGCATTGACCAGCGCCTGGCGGACGCGGGCGTCGGTGATCGCGTTCGCGTCGACGCGCTGTTCGTCGCGGAACAGGGTGGGATCGATCTGCGGAAACCAGCCGCCGGTATCGATCGGCGCGGGCGCCGTCACGACGGGGGCGGGATCGCCGGGCAGAACGGTGGGGATAAAGGTCGCGGTCATGCGCCGGCGCCGATGACATGAACCGCCAGCGCGGATCCGGCGATGGTCAGGGTGATCCCGATCGCGAAGAGCAGCGCCCATAGCCCGCAGCGGGCGGGGAGGGCGGTGATCGCCGGCAAGCCGATGCTGGCGGGATCGAGCCGGCAGGCCAGCGCCAGCGCGCCGGCAAGGGCCGCCCATGCTCCCAGGCCCTGGCAAATCGCGGCGATGAGGATCAGGGCGGTGGGGAGCATAAGCGGGCTTTCATCAATCCAGGGGTGGGGATCGGGTCCGCGGCGGCCCGCAGGCCCGAAGGCCCCTCCCGCCACGCGCGATCCGCCCCCGGCGCCGGGGGGCGAGCGGGTCAGCGACGCGAGCGGTAGCTCGGTCGATAAGTGGTGGTCGTGCGCGTGATGCTGCGACCGCCGAAAAGGCTGTTGCGGGTGGTCGTGGTCACCGTCT